TGGTACAGATTTTACAGCAACAGCAGATGAACTAGGTAGGTCAGTAATAATACTATTACCTGATGCTCTAGGCTTATCTAGTGGAGAAATAGAAGTAGTTACTGCAATGGGTAGTGTTTTACTTAATAAGCCTTATCAAGCGACTACAGTAAGTGTATTTGAGTCTAAACCTACTAAACCTGTAATACTAGATTTAACTTTAGATATGATTGATAACATGTTGATTGTTACACCTCCTAAAGAAGAGTTAGTAATACAAGAAGAAGTATCTGCTAAAAAAGCTAACATATTAGATTTTAATGATTTAGATATAGATTATCTTGCTGAAGATTACTTATCTAAAGATGAGCTTGAATTTACAGAACTTGATATAAATTATTTAGATGTAAACTACTTAGAAGATTTACTTAATGTATTAGATGCTTTAGCTATAGCAGAAGATAGAGACCAGTTATCTCAATCTATTAGTGCCCAAGTATCAGGAACTTTATTAGGTAAAGACCCAGATACACAAATAACTACAATAATTACAGGACAAATTATTAGTCTTAGAAGGCAAGTAAACGAATCTGTAAGATTAGATTTAAATGGAAGCGATTCATATACTGTTATATTTATTCAAGATGGTGTTAGTAATGTTATTAAAGTAAACGGAGGCGGTGATTCATATATAACTATCACTCAAAGTGATTAATGAAAAAACTAATATTCATAATACTTATAATACTTATATTACCTTTAGTATATCAATCAACACCAACAGAAATATTAAAGTTAAAAACATTTGATACTTTTGTTAAAAAATATGAACCATCAAATAACTTTGTAATTTTAAATATTACAGAACAAGATGTTGAAGATGAAGGTGGATATCCTTTTCCTAGAAGAAGATTAGCTGAAATACAAATTGAGCTTATTAATAAAGGAGCATTAGGAATTGGTTGGGTTATGTCATTTCCACAAGCAGATAGAATGGGCGGAGATGAAGTCTTTGCTACTACTTTAGGATACGCTCCAAGTGTTATTGCTATGTTTGAAGATGGTAAAGGTAACTATCCTAAGTTTACAGGAACAGTTGTTAAAGGTAATGATATTGGTGGTATGATTAGTACGGGAGTCAAGGAAAACCTGAACACTCTAGCAAATAATACATTACAGGGATTAGCCATTGCTCCCACCGATATTGACCAACTTGTTAGAAGAATACCTTTATTAGTCAGAACACCAAACAACGAATGGATTCCTTCTTTTGGCACTCAAATCTATAAAGCTTTATTTAATGTAAAAACATACATTATAAAAACTAATGATAATGGTATAGAAGAAATATCAATTAGAGGAATACCACCTATACCTACAGACAGCCTTGGTCGTAAGTGGATATCATGGATAGATACTCCACAAACTAATTTAAAAGAAATGGATGTTGAAGGTAAGTTTGTATTTGTAGGAGTTACTGCTAACGGAGTCATGCCACAAATTGCAACTCCAAATGGTCTTATGGAACCACATAAAATTCAAGCAGCACTTGCAGAATCTTTATTAGTACAAGACTCACCAACAATACCAGATTGGAGTTTAGCTGCAGAATTACTTATTTTTACAGTTTTTGTAACACTCACATGGCTTGTATTAAACTGGTTTGGCATAACCCTTGGTATAAGCATAGCTACTTTTATAATGCTTTGTACGGCTTTAGGTGGTTACTATCTTATACAAAAAGGTATCTTAATAGATGTTACATGGACTTTAATATCAGAATTTATAGCAGGTTCAATAGCTTTTTATTTAAGATTTAGAGAACAATTTAAATTAAGACAACAAGTTAAAAAACAATTTGGTAAATATCTTGACCCTAGAATGGTTAAAAAACTTCAAGATAATCCAGAACTTTGTAAAGTAAATGGTAACAGAGTTGATTGCAGTATTATATTTACAGACCTTAGAGGCTTTACTAGTTTATCTGAATCAGTAGAGCCTGAAATGGTTACATACATTATGAATCATGTATTAGATGTTCAAGTTAAAGCAGTTAATAAATATTTAGGATGTACAGATAAATTTATTGGCGATGCTGGTATGTTTCATTGGAATACAATAATTCCACAAGATGACCACCACAACCTAGCTTTACAAGCAGCCAAAGAAATAGAAAAGAATATAGACCAGTTAAATATTAAATTTAAATCAGAAAACATACCTGAGATAGCTATAGGTATTGGAGTTAATAGCGGTATTTGTATTGCAGGTAACTTTGGAGCTACTGATAGATTTGCATTTTCTCTTATAGGCGACCCATGCAATGTTGCAGCAAGATTAGAATCAAGCACAAAAGTTGCAGGCGTAGGAATATTAATAGGTGAAGAAACTGCCAAAAAGTCTAAATTTAAGTTAAAATTATTAGAACCAATAGAGGTTAAAGGAAAGTCTAAACCATTACAGGTATATACATGGGGAAGCGATGAGTAAAGTTTTAATTGGAATAATATTAGTTTTAGGATTAAGTAGCTTTTTATTATGGAATCAAAACTCTAAATTATCTGCTCTTAATCAAGCTTTTGAATTAAGAAACCAAGAACAAAAACAAGCAATAGAATCATTACAAAATGATTTTTCTACACAAACAGAAGGCTTGCTAGCCATACAGTCACGCAATCAAGAGATAGAACAAGAAATGTCAAGATACCTTGACATATTTAAAAGGCATAATCTAACTAAGTTAGCAGCAGCTAAACCTGGATTAATAGAACCAAGAATAAACAAAGGAACTAAAAATGTATTTGACAGCATCGAAGAAGATAGTCGCAATATCGACAGTCTTGATGATGGCTTGCAGTTGCAGCCTGATACCAAGTAAACAGATAGAAGTTATCTCTAAGCCTATAGAAAGAATTATTGTTCAACCTATAATGCCTAGGCAGATAGATTTAAAAGACCCTTACTGGTATGTTGTTTCTGATAAGAATATAGAAGAGTTTTTAGAAAGAGTAGAAAAAGACCAAGGTCAATTAGTATTTGTTGCTATGTCTGTGTCTGACTATGAACTTATGTCTTATAATATGCAAGAATTAAAGAGGTACATAAATGAACTTAAAGAAGTTGTCGTCTATTATAGAAAAGTTACTACAAAAAAAGAGGAATAAAGATATGAAAATATCACAAGAAGGTTTATCACTAATTAAAAAATTTGAAGGTTGTGAACTAGAAGCTTATAAATGTGCTGCTGGAGTATGGACTATAGGTTATGGTTCTACTAAAGGCGTAAAAGAAGGTGACACCCTTACTGAAGAAGAAACAGATAATTTATTATTACATGAAATGGATGAGTATGAAGGCTATGTATTAGAAGCTGTAGAAATGCCATTAAGCCAACATCAGTTTGATGCAATAGTTTCATGGACATTTAATCTAGGACCATCTAATTTAAAAGCGTCTACTATGCTTAAAGTTTTAAACAAAGGTAATTATGAAGATGTGCCTGCACAAATAAAGCGTTGGAACAAAGCAGGTGGTAAGGTTTTAGAAGGATTAATTAGAAGAAGAGAAGCAGAAGCCTTATTGTTTGAAGGCAAAGAATGGCATCAGGTGTAATAAATGTCATTAAGAAAATATGTATTTAAACCAGGTATAAACAAAGAAGGTACTAATTATAGTAACGAAGGTGGCTGGTTTGACGCAGATAAAGTTAGATTCCGTAAAGGTAGACCTGAAAGAATAGGTGGATGGCAAAAACAAAGCACGGATAGTTTTATAGGAACTTGTAGAAAGCTTTTTATATATCGTGCTTCTAGTGGTACTAATTATATAACACTAGGAACACACCAAAAATTTTATGTATTAGAAGGAAATGTATATAGCGATGTTACCCCGATTAGAGCCACAACAACTAATGGTATTGTTTTTTCTGCTACTAATGGCAGTTCTACTATAACCGCAACCGATAATGCTCATGGAGCAGTTGAAGGAGATTTTGTTACTATAGCTGGTGCAGTAAGCCTTGGTGGTACTATAACAGCTGAAGTTTTAAATCAAGAACATCAAATAACTAGTGTAACTACTGCAGAT